CTTGAAGCGTTACGCAGTACGTCGATGAACTCACCGCCACGGAAGTCGTCAGAGAACAGATCAGACTCATCAGCAGAGTTCAGATCACGCTTTGACAGCACTTCGTAGGGCACCATAATGCCTTGAGGATCACGCTTATACTTCTCAGAAGCAGCACGAGATACCTCAAACTCAAACGCAGCAGCTTCCTGAGCGCGACGATCAGTCGGGTTGGCAAGAGCGTTGACAACGTTGAACAGAGAGAATCGCTTCTTCTCGTCCTCAGTCAGGCCAACTTCTACATGCTCAAGAGCAGACTTGCTGCCAATCACATCAAGAAGCTCACCTCGGAACTCTTCAATTGAACGGCCTTCCTGAATAGCTTTCTGAGCCAAGTCAGAGCGACCGTGACGAGCACCCAATTCAACAATCTCGGATGCGTTACGTTGTGCGGCTTTTTTGGCTTCTGCCTCAACCGCTGCAATATCGACTTCAGACATTTCCGTCTCCTTAAAGTCAGTTCGGATTACAGGTTCTTGAGAAGCACAGCCAGCGTCGTCCTCAATGGCGGTCAAACCAGAAGAACGACCAACCCCTACTGAGGTGTCAGCAGGGATTGAAACCAAACTTGCCTCCATGGGCGACCAAGACTTAGCCACATACGTGTCCTTATCTCCCCGCTCCATCTTATGGATGGTATATCCAACACTAATGTTGGATTTGATGCCATCCCGTACATCGTCAAACGCTTCACTAGCAAGCGCACCCCTTCCGAAGCGCACCGTCGCTCGCAGTCTACGAGCCGAGCCGTCAAGTTCGACAGATTCTACAATGCCTATCTGCTTGGTTGGATCGTGATCCAAGAGCAGTGGCATACGCCCACTCTGGGCAAATGCAAGGTCAATAGCCTCTTCGCTATGCTCTAATACTTCATTGCCAAATGAGCGCATTACAGGCTCTTCTGAGGACACAGCGATGCGTACTCGTCGCTCGTCCTCATTAATTGGCGACATCTCCAGCTTCATTGAGCGGTGATTAACTTCTGGTGCATCACGCTTTGCAGGCTTTGCAATCTTTGTCAAAGCGGAGAATCGGTGACCGGCCATAACGTCGGTCTCCTCACCATCACGCACAATAGCAATCAGCGCCGCTGGATTGTCCTCAGTGCCATTAATGACAAAGGACGAACCAGGCACATCAATCTTGCCGTCGCGCTCAATTCTCTTGATGACACCTTGAGCTTTATTGCCAGAGGCATTCCACTCAACGAAGTCACCAACGTTTAACTCATCGGCTTCGGCGCGAATGTCATTGACGACCTCATCACGCTCTTCCGTTGCAGGTTCAAATTCCATAACGTCGTACCCGTTTTCATCCAGCCACTGACGAGCCTCGTCAGCAGTCCATTGATCTTTCTTGAACCGAATTGATTGTATCTGAAAATCACTATCCTTGCGCCCAAGGATCATGTCAATCCCTTCGCCAAGACCATCATTCATGCGTCGAAACTCGTCAAACTGGTCGGGATCACGGATTCTAGCAGCATGTTCATTGGGATAAGGTCTAGCGTCGGTATAAGACCGCTCTTCGGCAGAATCCATCTGCGACACCACCTTATCAGCAAATGACTTGCCGGCATCGCCACCCCAGAGCGCCCACGCAATACGTCCAGCACTAGGGTATCCCTCTTCTCCCTTGCTAAATCCTTCAGCCTGCTTATCTACTTCGTGTCTTGCGAAGAATGACCGCATTCTCTTAACAGTATCAAAAGACAGATCACGCCGATTAACGATATCGCGAGCACGAGCAACACCAACTTCAGTGCCGCCCCTGCCATATTCCTCACGCCATTCCAGACCGCGACGCGCCTCCGACACCATTCCATCAGTAGGCTTCGTTGATATTTCCTTACCCTTGTACTTCGGCATCGTCATCATCCTGTACAGGTACGTCGGTCTTATCTACACCATACGGCTCAAGGGCATACGAGACGCCAAACTGTTCAGCCAACTGCTTATCTCTAGCAATCTGAGCAAATAGTTCCTCAACATCCTTCCCGTATTGAGCAGCAACATCTTGAATGGACAGAACGCCAGCCTTCATGCCAGTAACAGCAGCATTCATCTCTTTCTGAGGATCAACCCAGTTCCAAGCCTTAGCCCTAAACGATGCCGCATCAGCAAACCGATCATACTGCCTCGCAGGTATACCAAAGCTAAGTACTTCCATCGCAGCTAACAGCCAAGCCTCATAAACAGGACGGACAAAGTGGTCGACCATAAACTTCTGGATGTCACGATAGAAGTCACGCTCCTCTAAGGCACCTTGACGTATAGAGCTATAAGACGTTGCCTCAAGGTCATTAGCGAGTGAGGTATATGAGATTCCTAGACCTGATGCCACACCCTTCAGAACGGACTTGTTGAATGAATCAAACTCGTTGTGAGGATAGGTGGGATCAAAGGTCTTGAAGTCCTGACCCGTAGCCAGTTGTTGGATTGTGCCCGGTTCGACATCCATTATCGGCACATCACCATCCATATCGTCTGGAATGTACCCATCACCCGTAGGCGTGGTGATGAAGCCCATCTTACTCGCACCAATCCGAGCATTGATGATCGCAGCTTCACGATAGGCACCCAACTGCTTCATTGAGGACATAACTGGAGACATCCAAGGCTCGCCTCGTGTCTGCTCTGCCCTTAATGGTAGAAATATGTGTATTACCTGATCCGCAGGAATCCGAGTGTGCTTCTTCTTAGTACTGATGGTGGCGTAGTCATAATCACCTGGATGGTAGTTCAACTTGTGATACGCCACTGGGCGCTTGAAGCTATCAAGCTCAACGCCCATGCGAACCTCATTGCCGTTAGGCATTCGCTCATTCTTCTTCTCATCAATCTGGTCTGGCTCAATAAATTGCAGCGCAAACGAGTCGTGGAAGCTATTAGAGCGGTGCTTGATAATGAATACCTCACCATCCCTAACTAAACCCTCAACAACGAGCTTCTGAGCATCTAGCCAAGACAGTCGGCCATCAACAGAGCAATTACCTCGACGGCCCCAAGTCTTAAATGCAGACTCAACAGCGTCATTGCCGGTCTGATCTAGATTGCCACCACCACCTAACGCCTTGACCTGCAAAGAAAAACCTCGATCACCAACAACATTGGTTTTCATCAGGTTTATATATCGCTTTGCGTACTCGTTGTTTCTAGCAAGGTCGCGTGAGCGACTACGAAGAACGTTGATTACAGGCCGAAGCTCGCTATCAGCCGACCTTTCAGAGTCAAAGAAGTCCGCTAAAAGTCTGTTCTTACTAGCACCAGAGTAAAGGCGCTTTTGAATAACAGGCTTTTTCTCAGGCTCCTCGGACTTTAGGAAATTGAAAAGTCCCATCAGAAACGCACCTTAATTGTTGAGCCGTTAGAGAGACCACGCTTCGCTCTATCCTTGGCTTTCTCTTTAGCCACCTCAGAAAGATAGTAGTTCCTAGCCTCAAGCAACTCAGTAAAACTCAACTTCGTTAATGAACGACCGGCAATCGCATACGACGATACATCGGAGTCCGCTCGCCCAGCGAGTAGTGATTCAATTTTCTCAACCATGACTTGGGCGTGAGATCGGCCATCCGACTCACTGATGTCCATATCGGCATTTACAATGAAGTCGCCAGACTCAAGGACAATACGATTGCCCGAGGATGTCTCAGTGACCTCTAGCTGCCAACGATAGGCGCCCGCTAGAAAGCTGGCACTGTCAGAGCTTGAGATAGAAAATAGATAAAATTCATCGGTTGATTGGTCTGACTGAGCAATCTTTATCTCAGCTACGTCGCCTTGAATACGAGCAACATATTGCGCCGTGTACCCACTAGACGTAGGATAGTCAGCAGAGAAATCAGACCGCTTCCACTGCAAAAAGTCACCGACTACAATTTCGGTCGGTTCACCTTCTGGCGCATTAGCTGCATCAAACAGGTTAGCCATCAAAAATCCTCTATCGCCAAGAGTTTACGAAACCACGTCCAGTTTTTGGTACAAAAGGCGCTTTATTGGTGTTCCTGCTCGGCTTCTCAGATACTTTTCCGCTGTCATTATGCTTGAAATTGAGCTTTTCAGCTAGTGTGTTTAAGTCAACGTTCAAAATCGACAAAGCAGCCATTGCGTAAACAAAGCAGTCTAGTGCCTCATTCCTCGCCCTAACCTTCTCGTAAACGCGATATTTGAATCCCCGCTTGTGCTTCACAACCACTTGCTCGGCGGTTATCTGCTTGAAGTATTCATCATCTAACGTATCGCTAAAATGTACATACCCAGCGCCCGCGTCCTGTATCTTCAATCGAGCAAAAACAAGGTCTTTCGTAGTGTCTACACCAACTGGGAATAGGGGGCATCGGCCCACATTGCTCTTTGATGGCCTTCCAACGATAGGCTTACCCTCGCCACCAACCCCTTTTATGGCAAACACCCGCCTTCCAGCATTCTTTTTGGCGTAGGCATACACTGAGTTGGTAAAGTGGCCACCTGAGTCAATCGCAGTAGCCCTAATCGGTATTTCACGACCATCATGAGTCTCAAATGTACTGTGAAGCAGCGAATCTAACTGTGACCACAACTGAGGCGTTGATGGATCGCCATATTGGGTCACATGAGAGATGACGTAGCACTCAGAATCCCTACCATGACCCAAAATAGTCGTTTCTAGGCGATTATCCTGCACGTCTGTACCCGCAGTGAGCAGAACAACCTCTTCAGGTATCTTCCCATCAAAGTTCTCCCGCCTCTTGGCTAGATCGTACTCGTCAACCCGCTCACCCTGATGCTCCCAAGTCTCAGCAAGGCTAAGGTTTACAAATGACTGAATATCATTGGTGGACTTTTTCTCTAGGAATGATCGAACGATGTCCTTCCAGCGTCGGAATGAACTATAAAGCTCACTCAAGTGGTAGCTGGCATGACCCGAAAAGGGCTTCTCCGCTATCCACTCGCCATCTCTAAGAGCCGCCCTTTTTTCGCCGTCAGTTATAGGTGATCCGCACTTCTGACAAGCGTAAATAGCTGTATCGGGCAGGTGATTGCCCTCGTCATCCTTATCCCAGACAACGCTAGACCATTGAAGTGTTATCTTCTGATCGCAGTGAGGACATGGGATATAGAATCGCCGCTTATCGCCATCATCAAAACTATCCTCAATAAATGAACTCCCCTTGATCGTCGGGGTTGAGGTAATCAACAGCTTTCTCTGATCGCCAAAGGTGGCTGCGCGCTGCCAGAGAAGCGATACCGGATGACCTTCTGCGTTATAGTCGTAACCATCAACCTCATCGCAGAAAATCTTCGGTGCAGAACGACCTCGCATCGTCCTTGGACTTCCCGCCCAAGCAAACATCAAAAAGCCACCAGGGTATGACTTCATCTGTTGGTTGTTCACACCCTCCCTAGACCTAGGCTTGGCAACCAATGAATTCAGAGAGTCATTGGAATCAACCATTGGGTTGAATTTGGTCTCAAGCCAAGTATTCAAGTCACTCTGACTAGGCTGCATCATCATCTGGCTTGACGGGTCATGAGCAATGAAATATCCCATCGCGCAGTTGAGAATCTGGGTCTTACCCGTCTGAGCGCCCCACATTAAGGTAATTCGCTGAACATCTTTGTTGGCGAACATGTTCAGAGGCTCAATCTGATAGGGCGCGTTATCAAACCGAATAGGGCCGGGAACGGCATTGCCCAAAGGGATTTTGATGTTAGCTTCAGCCCACTCAGAGGGTAGGTAGTCTGGTGGCGGTCTCAGGAACCTTCTTGCTCTGCCGGCAGCCTGCTTTAAACCCTCTATATTTGAGTATTCACTCTTCTCCGTCATCAAAGTCCCCATATCCACTAGAAAGAAGCTCAAGCGCGGAGTCTATCTCGCTCAGAATAACCTGCTTTATCCTTGCCTCGTCAGTCTCACCCACTATACGAATAACACAGCGCTCTGGAACCTTGCGTATTGACGACCGCAATTCAGCAAATTGAGACGATAAAACCCGCTCAACCTCATCAATCTCAGCAACTTCACCCTTCTTCTTGGCCAACTCAAGCTCAGACAAGGCCGCTTCAGCCGATAATTTGCGCCTTTGAGCCTCATCTTTTGTGATTTGATCCTGATTATTGGTTGCTTTTCGCACTGCGCGAGTCTCACGCCACTTAGCAACCTCTCTAGTGTCAAATTCATGGGCTTTTTTGCCCTTTTCACCCTTTGTATGTAAGGGACAGCCTTCTTTTACCCAGTGATAGATGTTATTTGGAGTGATTCCGTAAATATCCGCCAGTTCGTGGACACCAACAATCATATTGACCCCATAAG